ACAAGCGATATGGCGAAGCCGAGTAGCCACCGATCCGCATGTCTGGGTTGCGCTCAAGCAACGCGGCCACCAGCTTACGGATGGCGCTGTCGTCATCGTCTGACATGTCCTGCGCTTCATCAATCAAGAACAGATCGATGTGGCCAAGCCTCTCAGCGTGCTTCGCTACCGACCCGGTAGACGCGATGATGATGGGCTCGCCCCACTCCTTCTTGCGCATGCCCGAGCACACGACACCCATCGGGGCCCCAGGCCACAGCTTGCGCAAGGCGTCGGCGTCATGCTTCACCAACTCCATGGAGCGGACCACCATGAGGATGCGCGCTGTAGGCTTGCCAGCCATCGTCTGACGGATGATCTCAGCGTTTACCATGGACTTGCCCGACCCGCCCGGCATCGCCAAGCACGGGCGAATACGCGCGTCCTCACGCATGGCAGCCCAGAACTGCTCAATGGCGCGGACTTGGTAATCGTAGGGCTGAAAGGTGGTCATGGTGTCTCAGAAGGGGAGAAGGTCGTCGTGAAGTTCCCACGAGTCGCAACCGGTGCGCTGGAAGCCCAAGGGGATTCCGTCCCGCTCGAACTTCTCACAGCGCCAGGTGCCGTCGTCCTTGGCCGTCGACCATGCGCAAACGCGGCAGTTCTTCGACGCCACGCCAAGGCCTTGGTGGCAATATTCGTAGGCGTCGCATTGCTTGCACTGGTACCAGGTGGGGTCCGTCGAAAGCGGTGGCGGCATCTCGTCGGCGAGCGCCAATCGCTTGCCTCGCGCCACGGCCTTCTCTGCCAGCACCTTGTCAAAGCGGATGCGCTCGACGTAGAGGCGATCGTCGTCCTTGCAGACCGCCATGTAGAAGGCCCGGTCGATGCCCGCACCAAGCATGTAAACTTGGCATTGCACGTAGTGCATGGGCTTGGACTTCTCGATGCCGTTCTTTTCGAGTTCGTCAAAACTCTTCTTGCTGTGCGTCTTGAACTCAGCAACGTGCGGCTTCTTCGGTGCCTCATGCACGCCGCTTTCAATGATGCCGTCCATGCTGCCTGAGACGTGGCCACCAAAGTCCACGCGATGCTGGCCATCGGAAGACGGCCGGAACACAAACCCAACCGCCATCAAATCTTTGATGATCGTTGGCTCCTCGAGGTGGCCTCGACGGAACAGACGCAGAACGCGCCCAGGTTTCTTGACGCCAAGTGCCCACCGGAAGTTGAGCCATAGGTAGCGATCGCACACATGACCCAAGAGACTCACGCCCATGTGCGGGCGCGGTGGCTCGGTGATCGCCTCGTGGTGCGCGTCGATGGCGGCGATCGTCGGGTTGGTGCGCTGGGTGATCTTGGTCATGGTGTCTCAAAGAAAAGCCGGGGCCACGGGCACCCCGGCGTGGGGTTGGTCAGCCGAGGTCGGCAACGCCGGTCGACTGGTTGACGAGGGCTTGCATGAGGTTGGCAATCTTCTCCAACGCCTCCACCTTCCGTCGCTCAAGCGCCTCAGCCTCTGTCTCGTTGGATGGCTCTGGCATCACTTCTCCCACGGGGCTTTGTTGGCGCCGACAGCGGGGGCAGACGCGCCCCCGGTGGCGGGGAGCGAGGCGCCAGACTTCGCGCGGAAGTTCTTGACCTCGTTGCTGTCGCCGTATTGCTCGCTCACCTTGGTGACGACACGCATCTCGCCAGCCTTGCCGATGAGCTGATCGGTGTCCTCGAGTTTCGGGAGGCCAACCGCACGCAAGAGCTCGCCAAGCTGCTGCGCCCCGATCTCCTCCGCCTTCGGGTTCGGGTTGGTGAGGTTGATGTTGCCGAAGATGACGCGGCCCTGGTGAGACGGGCCAGTGACGTCAAACCGCAGCTTGATGTACGTGCCGGTCCCGGCCTTGGTGTCCTTGAGATCGCTCTCGGTGATGGTGAAGCCATACCACCCGTTTGGGATGGGGCTGAAATCGCCACCGGTGCCTTTTGGCATGTCGTCAGCGACGTAGGACTTTCCGAGTTTCGCCATGGTCTAGCTCTCTTTCTTAGTGTGAAGCGCAAAGCTCGGGCGGCCCGGCTTGCTGGTGATCGCGCCCAACAACGGACGCGTGATGGACTCGTCAGCGGCCTTCCACGCCGCCTGATTGATCTCCGGCTTCCAGCGGAACAGGGACCGGATGTGTTCGGTCAAGCCCGCCTCGGCGGCCAGTTCTTGCAACTTGTCGGCGTCGACCTTGCGATCGATCCGGCCCGTGATCTTCACCGGGCCCGCCGTGAAGGTGCCTTCGAGGTCATCGGGAACACTGAGGGCGGCCTTGATCTCGTCTTCGATGTTGCGGCGGAGTTCGGTGGCTTGGCGCTCAGACTCTTTGGCCTGAGTCCAGACGGTGATCATTTCGTCGAGGGTCATTCCGCACCCCCAATCTTCTTGATGATCGCCCCAAGGTCAGGCGGTTCCAAGCGCTCAAGGCGCCCGCTCCGATCCTTGGCGCTCCAGAGGCCGTCGGTCTGTGTCAGTAGCGCGCGCCCAAAGGATTCGATGCGAAGCGCGAAGACCTCGTCAAAGAAGTAGGGCAACTGTTGGGCAAACTTGTTGCCTGGCAACGACGGAGCGTAGGACACACAGCCAAGCTCGTCGGTGGATTTCTCCATCTTCGCGGAGAAGTAGACGTGGCGGTTCGGCAGGTTGCGGAACGCGCGGATCAGATCCGCCATCTTGTCCTGCATCTCGCCATAGGCCTTCATGCCGTGGATCTTCTTGCCGTCGATCTTGACCTTCTTCTCAGCCGCCAAGACCACCTCGCCGATCTCTGAGATCGAATCGAGCGCGATGCTCTCGTAGTGCTTGGCCTCTTCTGACGACGTGGCCCATTCATAGGCCTCATAAAGATCGGCCATGGTGTTGATCTCAATGTAGGGCACATCAGCGCCCTTCAACGAAAGCAAGCCCGCCTCAGCGGACAGCACGATCGGATTCGGCAGGGTGGCGATCAACGACGTCTTACCGGCGCCCGCCATGCCGTAGACGAGGAACTTCACTTGCGACACGCCAAGCTGTGACGTGCGCTTCAACGCAATGGCCATGCGGCTCTCCTTGTGGCGCGGTCCGGTGATCGGGTTGCGCCTTGTGAGTAGACTTCTAGCCGCATCTGCGTCAAACGTCAAGCATGAACGACACACGACAGATCACCATCGAGGAGATCCGCAGGCGTCTGCGAGATCACAACCTGTCCGCCGTGGCCAAGGCCACTGGTCTGAGCAACGACACGCTCTACCGACTCATGAATGGCGTCACGACGCCGTCGCCGGCCACCGTCGTCGTGATCTCCCTCTATCTAAAGGGAGCCACCGATGGTGAAACTTGATCGCGTCTTTCACCCCGCTGTCGTCGACGACAGAACGCCAGAACAGCAACTGATCGACGCCATCGCCTACGAGGGAATCAACCCGCCGTCGTCGGTGACTCTCGACGGCAAAATCCATCGATTCCGGTCCGATGCGTCGAAGGCTAAAAACGGCTGGTACATCGCCTACAGCGACGGTCGACCGGCCGGTCACTTTGGCTGCTGGCGTCGTCAGATTGACGTTTCATGGCGTGCTGAGGGCGGGCCGTCGATGACGCCAGCCGAGGAAATCGCCCACGCCAAACGCATGGCCGAGATGCGGGCGATTCGTGACGCCGAGCTTGCCCGCCAGCGTGAGGTCGTCGCCGAGGTGGTGGAGCAGATTTGGTCCGAGTTGCCCGAGGCACCCGCCGATCACCCATACTTGCAACGCAAGGGCGTCAAGCCGCACGGAAGCAAGGTGACCTCGGATGGCAAGCTGGTGGTGCCACTGTTTGACGTCGACGGCGGCATTTCAAGCCTGCAATACATCGAGGGCGACGGCGGCAAGCGGTATCACCCTGGTGGCGAAGTCAAGGGCAAGTTTTGGATGGTCGGCAAACCGTCAGATGGCGTGGTCTATCTCGCTGAGGGGTTTGCCACGGCGGCAACGATCCACGAAGTGACAGGCCGACCGTGTGTGATTGCCTATAGCGCGAGCAACCTTGTCGACGTCGCTGGCTTGCTTGTGGGGGTGTACGGGAATCGGATCACCATCGTCGCCGACAACGACAAGGGCCACGTCGGGCTCCGTGCTGCAGAACAGGCGATCGCCAAGCATGGCGGGCGCTATGTGATCCCCCCGACCCTCGGCGACGCCAACGATTACGTTCAGGCCGGCAAAGACCTCAATGCGCTTTTGACACCCAGCGTCGACAACGGCTGGCTGATCCCCGCCGACGACTTCGCCAGCCAACCGGCACCGATCGCCTGGCTTGTCAAGGGCTGGCTTCAAGCCATGGCCCTGATCATGGTTCACGGCCCGTCAGGCGGTGGGAAGACCTTTCTCGTGCTTGACTGGTGTTTGCGCATGGCGGCCGGCATGACCGAGTGGCACGGGGTCAAGGTGAAGCCGGGCCCCGTGGTCTACCTTGCCGGCGAGGGCCACCATGGCTTGCGCAAGCGGGTGGCGGCGTGGAAGGTCAAGCACCAAGCGGGCAAGCTGGCCATGTGGCTCTCGAGGGATGGCCTCAATCTCAACACCGTCGATGGCCTCGCCAAGACGCAATCCAGCATCAAGGCCCTGAACGTGCGGCCGTCGCTGATCGTGGTGGACACCTTGCACCGCTTTTTGTCTGGCGACGAGAACAGCGCCCAAGACGCCAAGACCATGCTGGACGCCTGCGCCCAGCTCCAAAGCGAGTTTTCCTGCTCAGTGCTCTTGGTCCATCACACCGGCGTCAACGAAGACGCACAGGGCCGAGCTCGTGGGTCGTCAGCATGGCGCGGTGCGCTGGACATTGAGGTGTCGGTGGTACCAGCCAAGGGCGACGGGCCCATTGGGATCGTCCAACGCAAGTCCAAAGACTCGGAGATGGTGGACCCGGTCTACGCTGAGCTGGTGGATGTCCCGATCCCCGGCTGGCTGGATGAAGATGGGGAGCAGGTCACAGGTGCCGTGCTGTGCGAAGCACAAGCCCCGCTGGCGCCCGTGAAGGAGACACCCGCCCAGAAGCACAGGAAGACCGCTGAACGCGCGTGGTGGGCATCTGGGGCCGAAGTACGGGCTGGGGCACCCTACATCAGCCGGGCGGGGCTCAAGGCCTTTCTGGCTGAGGAAATGGGATGGGCGCCTGGAACACTCGCCCAGCACCTCAAGCCGTCCGCTGAGCCCGGAAAGTTCCTGCGGGACCTCTTGGACGGTGGGTTTTTTGCCACACATGAGCACGGCTGGGTCTTTTCTGACCCGATTCGGGCCTCAGCTTTGTTGCTGTCCAGAGGTTC